AGTTCGTTGTTTTCGGCCGTGGTGAAACTGCCGCTGCTGAAATCGGTGTGCGCGGTGGTCGACGCATAGTAAGTAAAGCTGCCGGTATCGAACACGCCGGAGGTGGCAGCGCCGGAGAATTCCGAAACCACGATGCTCGAATAGGCCGAGCCCGCGCTGAACGTCACGGTAATAGTGGTCGCGCCGCCCTTGCAGTTTTCGACATACCAGGCACTGTACGCGCCCGAAACCGACGTGACCGGAAACGCTGGCGTGGGCACCAGCGAAAAAGTGTTGCCGTTGGTGTCCGCGATGCTGGCGCTCACCGAGGGCGAATTCACGCAAGAGATGATCACCAGGTCGCCGGCGGTCAATGTCAGCGTCACCGCGAGGGAGGTTTCCGCCGTGCCTTCGCCGGAGTTGTTAGTAGTCTGAACTAACGAGATCGCCATAAATTCAGTAAGTGTAAAAGGCCATCATCCAGTCACTCGCGATAGGCGCAACCGTAAACGTGATGGTCGCCCCACTGATCGAATAATCCGCGCCCGTTGCCGGCGAGCCGAAGCCGGGCGATTGCTCGACCCCGTTCAGCGTCAGCAGCAGCGACTCGGGCGGGTTCGGCGTATTACTCAGAGTGAAAGTAACATTGGTGCCGTTGAGCGTGCCCGCGGGCGCCTCGCGGGCGAAGCTGATAGCCGCGGTCGCGCTAATGGTGACATCGCCCGCGCCATCGTCGACGATCGTAACGCCGGCGCCGGCCACCAGATTCAATTCCGTCTGGATCACATTCGGGGTGCCGTCCACCTCCAAGGTCAAGCCCTTCGGCGTGGTAGCGGCCGCGCCGATGCTATCGCCCCCGCCCGAGCCGCCGCCGGTCATGTACTTGACGGCCGTTTTCCAATCGCCAATGAGCGCGCCGGCGATCGCGGTCACCTCCCAGAGCTGCAGGTTTCCCTTGTCGCTCATCTTGACCGACTGAATGACATACAGGCCATTGGCGGAGGGCGGCAGGATCCCCGGATTCGCGACCTGGCCTAAGTTGATATTGATGGCCATGGCGGGCGCCAGACCGGTGCGGTAGGTTTTCACCGTAACCGTCTGCGCCATGTAGGAAAAATACTGCGCGATGGTCTGGGCGATGGCGCCGCCCGAGCCTTGCGCCGGCACGCCCTGCACAAAAGGCAGATCGCTCGATACGTCCACGCTTACGTCGTATTCGCCGGAGCCGCCCTCGACGGCTTGCCGCGCGGCGATAGCGGCGGTTTCTGCGTAAGTGGATTGCAGCCCGATCTGCGGGGTGTAGGTTACGTAAATCGCCGCCGTGTCGGTAATGTCCGGGCCGGGCGGCCCCTGCGTGATCTCGGTCGAGCCGGGCGACCAATACCAGTTAGCCTCCTCGGCCTGCCCTTGCACCCCGACGGTCTGCGTTTGCACATGGTTTCCGCCTGGCACTTCGGTTCCTACGGGCGGGCAGATGGTGGGAGGGGTTCCGGAGTTGGCCGGGTAGAAGAGAATCTTCGGAGCCGTGCCGCACGGGTAGGCCAGCGAGAACGACGACGTGGTGCTGTTGCCGATAAAGCTTTGCGTCATTTCGGCGAGGAAGGATGCCGCAATGGAATACGCCGCGTTAGCGTATTTCTCGCGGGTGGTGGCGTTCGAGACCGCGACCAGCACGTTGCCGTCGCTGGCGTCCGATTCCGAGATATCGAAGGGCGCCGCGGTGGCGGCCACAATCTCGAAGTGGAAGCCTTTGCGCGGGTCGAGGTAATACCAGAAATCCTGCGTACCATCGTTGATGTAAGTCAACAGGCTGGAGAGCGCATCGTCGAAGGTGGTGTCCGCGGTGAAGCTGATCGCATTGACCGGCGGCCCGGTCACAATGTTAGCGGCGGTGATGCCCTCCTCTCCCGCAATGAATTGCACCAGGCCTTCGACCGAGGCGCCGCCCCAGGCGATCGCGTCCGCCGTTACGCTGGCGAAGCTGACCGAGGGTGTCTGCGGATTGATGAGCTGCACGGTAAAGACAACCGCGTCGGCATCGGTGAGGGTCGGCCCGCTGGAGTCTTCGAAAACCTGATAGCCGGTGGTGGTCCAATACCAATCGAAACCACCGTGCCCCGCTGGCGGCCGATCCGCGTAAGTGCCGATGGTCTGATTCACCGGCGCGCCGCCCGCGAAAGAGATAGTCATTGAGAGAATGGCCAGGGGCGGCGTATCCGCAAACTGAAGGAATCGCTGGTTACCGTAAAACGGAGACCAGGCCGGCTTGCTGGGCGTGCCGGCGATCTGGCCGCCGTTGAAATCGATGGTCGTCGAGAGAGTAGGAAATATGGCCGGCACCAGGCCGAGGATGCGCCGAGTAAAGATCTGGCTCCAGGACCGGCAGTCGCACTTACAGATATATGACGGCGTGCCCGCGATGTTACTTACTTCCACCTGCTCGATCGAGCCGCCGAAGAGATCGCCGATCTGGCCGCCAAAGGGGTTGGTGGCCAGTGCCGTATCCCACATCAGCACGGGTTGTCCCACCTGCGGAATGAATGAGCCGTTCGCGGTGAATACATCGAAATTGAGGGTCGCCGCGGTGGTGAGCGAGTATTCGAAATCGATCGAGCCCTGCAGGATGTAATAGAATGCCGCGGGCGGCCACGCAAACGCGAGGACAGCCGGATCGGTGATCCATTGATGAGTGAAGTAAGAAAGTAGGAGGATATCGCCTGGCACCGATGTGCTTACCGTGACCGTCTGCGTATCAGGCCCAATATCCTGCTGTTCGGTCTGGTCGAATGCGTCCACGGGAGACGCGGCCACAATTCCGGAATATTCTGACAGCGCAATCGCATAGTCGCCAAACGTGCCACTTCCGATTGTGAGCGTAACCGTGTTGGCCCCGGCCGCGCAGTTGGGAGCTACAAACACAGCATTGCGTTGGCCCGATGGGTACGCGCCTGACTGACTACAGGCGAGCGTCCAGGAGTTTCCGAGCGAGTCCGTAATCGATGGAAACGGGTCCCCAACTGGGCCGGCGGACCATAGGACCTGGGCTACCAAGCAATTACCGGCCGTATTGGCGCTGGCGAAAGCCAGAGCGATGGTGGCCGCGCTATAAGCCGCGGTAGATTCGGAATTGGCTCCCTGAATATATGCCGCGGATCCACTTACCGTCTTAAGTGCAACCAGCGACATATATGCATCTGTGTCCCTGCCGGGGATGGTCGCTGCGTAAGCTCCGGCCGCGGGCGCCGGAGAATCCCACGTGGCAACGCCGTCGTATACGTGCCCGGCCTGTCGCTCGGTCCAGGAAAACGATGGTGGGGCATCCGTTCCGGGAGACGTATCGCCGCCGATGGGCCGGTAGATGATGGCCTGGGCGCCGGTGAGCGCGAATGACGGAGGGCCGTCCGCCAGGGTGGCCGCGGTCGAGCTCGTAACCCCCGTGATGGTGGTCCACCAGGATTCCCAGACCGGCGGCGTGGCAGCATTGTTGCCGCTCACCTGGATCTGGCCGCCCACATCCGAGGGCAGGAACAGCGCACCGCCGGCGGCGCCGAGGGTGATATCTATGCCGGTCACCGCAGCGGCGAGATTGACATACCCGAGCGCGATAACCAGCGTCGAGGCGCTATCGAGTGGCGGAATATAACCGGGGTTCGGGCTCATCTGCTACCACTTGGCGCCGGTGCGGCGGCTCTGTTTAATGGCACCATTCATTACGTCGGCCACCATGTCTTTGGTCACGCCGCTGACGGGGCCGTGAAAGTGGATGGAGTTATCGGTGTGGTGCGCGGTGCTCGACATGCTGGACATAGAAGAGAACGACGAAGACGATCCGCCCACGGAGGGCAATGCCACGCGCCCGGACATCTGATCCGCGGTGAATACGGTTTCACCGCCGTGCGCCAGAATCATTTGCGGGCTTCCGGCCGGACCGCTGACTGTGCCGCCCTCTGCGAACGCTTCGTAGGCCGCGGTATCGGCAAAAGTCGTGGCTGCAGCACCTGGCGCGAGCGCGGGCCCCACGATGGGAATGCCGGCCACCGCCGCCGCTGCCGCCGCTGCGGCTACGCTGGCCCAAGCCAGCACCTGGAGTTTTGCCGCAGCCGTGACGGCGAGCGTAGAAGAAGCGGCGCCCGCTGTTGCGGCCGCGGCGGCGGTGGTAGATGATGCCACTGCCGCAGCCCCAATATGGAGGTGCGCGGCGACCCAAGTTACTACCATCGTGGCAATGTGTGTTTCCATCGGCCCGAACAGCGCCGTAATCAGGATCTTGATGGTGTCGGTGGCGATGGCTTGGCCGATAGAAAGGATCGAAGATTCGAGGCCCTTCCAGTGCACCAGGTCGCTGGCGATGGCCGAGTTGATGCTATTGAACATCTGCTTCATTTCCTCATCGAGCTGCTTCACCGCCGGACTGAGCTTCTCCATGTCGGCCAGCATCCCCTGGTTGAACTGCTTCTCGTCGATATAGCCGGCGGCGAAGGCGGTCTTCAGGTCCGCCATGTCCTGGACCAGTTGCTGCACGTCTTCGCCGGCGCGTTTCATATCCGGATGCGCCTGTAGAAATGCCTCCTTCATTCCCTCGCCCAGGCGTTGCGCGGAGATGTAGCCGTTAGCAAAGCCGTACTGCAGGCCCTTGATTTCCTCGTTGTATTTGGCAAGCTCGTTCGATTCGTCGCCCTTGCCCAGGTCCTTGAGCGCCTGGTCGAATTGCTTGAAGGGCGCCAGGGCGGCGGTGGCGGCGATTGCCATAGCATCCATGCCGGCTTTGACCTTGCCGCCATCGGCCCCCAGAATTTCCGAGGTATTGACGCCCATCTCCTTGGCCTGCACGCCGAGCTTCATCATGGCGTCGGTAACCACAGGGAGCGAGGTATTCAAGTGGTCGAACGCGCCGCCGAAAATGGTGGTGATCTCGGCCTCGTGCTCCATCTCCTTGGCGGTCGCTTTGATCTGTTGTTCGAGCGCCTGGTGTTTGGCGATCAGGGCGTCATAGGCCGGGCCCAGCGAGGAGACATCGAACGGAATCGCCTTGAAATGGACCGCCGCCACCTTTTCGAGCGGCCCGTATGCCGCATTGCTGGCCTGGGTTACGGCCGCGAGCGCCCGCGCCACGTCCCATTGCGACGCGCCACCCTCTTTGGCCGATTCCACCAGGGCTGCATACACCGCCTGAGCCTTGGTTAGTGCCTCGTTCAACGTAGCCTGCTGGGTCTGTAGCTGCGCGGCCCCGAGGGCGGCTCCCGACAGCGCCGGGCCCATGGCGGTGAAGTGGTGGGCGGCCACCTCCGCCGCGGGCGCGACCGTGCCGAGAGTCTTGCCGATCTCGGTGAAGATCATGTGCCACTGTTGGGCGACGTCCGTGCCGAAGTGCAGCAACAGCGTGGATAAGCCACCCACCGTGCCACCGATATCCGCGGCCGTCTGGTTGGTGGCGTTCTTCATGTCCTGCCACGCGCCAGTTACTCCCACGCCCATCGCCGCGGCGGCGCCCGCGTGCCGCTTGGCCGCCTCGGTCAGAATCTCGATTCGCGCGGCGGTGGCCTCGGCCTCGGTTCTACCGTCGCCGATGGCCTTGAATGCTTTGGTCGCCTCGCTCGCGGTGACGTTCATCGCCTGGGCCAGATCAGCCATCGAGAAGCCCAGGCTCTCCACGCTACGCCGCATCACCACGCCATCCACGGCCATGCGTTGCAATGCGAAGGCGTTGGCTTCCAGGCTCTTGCCCATGATCGCCGAGCCGTCCGCCGCTATTCGCATCATGGCCGCCGATTCGCCGATGGTCAGCCCGAGCGCCTGGAACCGCTGATTGACCATGACAAGCTGGTCGAACGGTACGTGGAGCTCCATGGCCAGGTCGCGCAGCTTTTGGATCTCGCCGGCGGCTTCCCGCGAGCTGTCGCCCAGGAACTCAAGGGCGAGCGAAGCGGTCTGGACTGTGGCGAATGCGGCAATGGTGCCGAGCAGCGCATCCTTGACGCCTTCGATGGTGGCATCGATGCCGGCGAATTGCAGCAGCGATTTCAGCAGATTGCTGGTGCCCGAGGCTGCCTCCTCGGCCGCCGGCTTGATTTCGGAGGTCTTGCTGGCCAGGTCCGCAGTGGCCTGAGCGGCCGATTGCGTGGCGCCCGCGAACGGCTCCAGCTCGGTGGTAAACATGTTGAGCTGCCCGGCCGCGTCGGCGAAGGGGATATTATCGGCCGCCGCGCCGAACAGGTTCATCTGCTCGGCCGCCGCCTGGGCCGCGGGTGCGATGGTATTGAGCGCATCGGTTACTGGCGTAACGTCCGGCGTGGCCATCGCCGACTGGATAGCCTCGGCCAGCGTCTGTCCCTGCGATACCGCCAGCGCCACGGCCGCTTCAAAGTCTGCTCCAAGGTCTGAAAAGTCGCCTCGAATGCCGACCGATACGCCGCCTATCATTTCGCTGCTGTCATCAGCCATTAGTGGGCCTCTCCGAAAGTGGTCTGAATTTCACGCCAGCCGCGCGGAACATCATCGCCATCTGCATCTTCTTCGCTGCCGCTGCCTGCTTCTGTTCCTCGATCGAGGGCAGTGTCCGCTGAGACTCCGGCAGGAAATCTTCTACGAGATACGGCTGCGGGTGCGAGTCCTTCGAGCGGAACCAGGCATTGTGGAGGGTTGCCTGCAGCTCGGCGAAACGCCGGTCGAGGTGCTGGCGCGGCAGCTCCCAGATCTTTTTCAGTGCCGCATATTCGCGCGCTGTCAGTGCCCATAGCGCCTCCGCTGTCAATCCCAATCCCTGCGGCGAGACACCGAAGGCCCAGACCGCGAGCCAGTAATTCTCGCCGCTTAGTTTGGCTGGCCCGTCATGTCCGCCGCCGGCGCCTGCCCCGGAACCGCCGCCGGCTGCGCTTTTGCAATGCACTCGAAGACGGCTTTCGCCACCAGACGGAACGTCTCGTTCGGCTCCGGCTCTTCCGAGATGCGCGCGGCCCACTGCTCGGCGGTCGGCGCCGTTTCGTGCCGCGCCACATACTGGTGCGCGCAGCAGGCCGCCAGCATCTGCGTGACAAAGGCCACGCGCCCCGGCGTGCCATCGGTGAAAGAGGCGGCCGCGCGCTTCACATCCACGCCCGCCTGGTCCAGCATGAATTCGGCTAAAAAGCTCTTTTTTAACTCAAGAGTCAGTCCGCCGATAGTCACCTTCGGATAAGTGATCGGCAGCGAACCAGCATTCGGCATCATATGTGCCCCATTATCGCCCAAAGCACGATGATGATCGGGTCGAAAATAGTGTGCCACATAAAACGTGGCCGCGAGTTATACCAAGCCGGACGGAATCGCCGCATCGCCCGAGAAATAAATCTCGCCCGACAGCTTAAAGGTCATGTCCGCGACCAGCACGCCTTTGACCGGCGCTTTCATGGCCATCTTGGAAACGAACGCGGTGAAGTACCAGGCGCTTTCGTCGGCATCGGGAAACTGGATCTTCCAGTTACGCATCTGCCGCGCGATGGCAGTATCGATCAGGCCGCCGGGCGAGCCCGAGCCCGCATCGCCCACGATGTTATAGGGGATGAAATACACCGGGCAGGTGACCTGCCCCGGATTCACCAGGCACGGCACCAGTACATGCCAGGGAAAGCCCTGCGTATGGCTGGTCACATCGGTATCTTCAATCGAGATATCCGGGCCGGTCAGGTCGCCAATATTGGCGATCGAGGTGTAAGTCTCGGGCGAGGCATTCAACGCGCCGAGCTGCAGTAAAGTCCCGAAGGCCGGTTGCGCATACGGGAGATAGACGGGAGGTGCCATTTAGTTATACTCCTTCGAGATTGAACATTCGATAATCCAGGATCTCTATTGAAATCGGCGGCTGCTCCTGGTAGTCAGCACCGTGTCGCTGGTTCAGCAGGAAATTCGGGAACTGCGGCGGCTCGGTCGCCGGCGAACCGAACTGGTCGAGGCTCGCCAGATCCGCCGTGCTCATGAAGGCGATGATGTCGGCCGCCACCGCCCGCGCGGTCTCGGGGTTCAGGTCCATGACGTCGATCTGGAAGCGCGGCTGCGAAAGATTCAGCAGGCCGCCCGGCGGCGTGACCACGGGCGAGCCGCCCGGCGGTAGCGAGTGCGCGTAGAGCCACAGCGTCGAAACGCGCAGCACGCGCACGCAGGTGCCCTGCTGGATAGCGCCTTGCGGGATGGTCGTATCGTACCAGCGAAACGGCGCCGGCGGCGCGCCCAGGTCCGCCTGTAGCGTGCCGTCCGCCATGGCCAGGGTGCGCAGCTTGGTTTCGGCGGTCACAGTAATTCCTCGGGCGCAATATCGCTCAGGGTGCTCACGATCTGCAGATAGAGCGAGGTATTGTTTTCGTTCGGCGGCGCGTACTTGGCGATAAAGACATTGAGCGGCTTGCCCGCATTCGCGGCGATATCGGCCAGCAGCGCCTGGAAGCCATTGAGCGCGGTCGGATAGATCTGCATGGTGCCGTTGCCGTGCTCAATGTTCCCCGGGTTGTGGTTGCGGAAGGCCAGCGAGTTGACGGAGTAGTAGCCTTCGACGTGCATCATGCAGGCGGCCAGCAGGGCGTAGCGCGGGTTCATTGGCCGCCCCCGGTAAGCAGCGCGTCGCCGAGGGCGATCTGGCCGCGGAAGCAGGCCATCACCGCGTCGCGCCCCATGTCGAGCGCCGGCCGCAGGAAAGGCTGCGCCACCATGCCCGGCCAGCTTGCTTTGTACGGGTACGGACCAGCGCCGGCGGATGCCGCGCCGCGGCGCCCGGTGCCGAATTCCACATAGCCGGCGTAGAACATGCCGGCGTATACCGTGCCCTGAATGGTCGAGCCCACCGCGTCGACGCGAAAGCTGATGGAGTTGCGCAGATCCCCGGTCGGGCCCACCGGGCAGAGCGCCTTGGCTTCTTCGGCCACGAGACTACAAGCCGCCTCGACGCAGGCCGTAACCGCCGGCGTAACCCGCGCGGCGATGAATTGGCCGCTCGAGGTGCGCGGCGTGTAGCGGGCTGTGGCGGATATCTTCATATCGTGGCCAGCTTTAATTCGAGGCGCGTCATCTGGTTTTGGCTGTCGGCCTCGGCGCCCATGATCTGGAAATTATTGACCAGGCCCGAAACGCTATCGGTGATGACGCAGCGCCAGCCGTTGCCCACGCCGTTTTCAAGCTGCGGGTACCAGCCATTGAGCAGCACATGCCGCAGCTCGTAGGATTCGAGCTCCTGAAGCTGCTCCACGGTGTTGGCCTGAATCTTCACATCGCTCGTGGGCGCGTCCATGCACGGAATATCGACCAGCGGCGGATTCACGTTCACATAGGTATTCGAGGCCGCGCCGCTCGGCCCACTGAGCCCATCGGGCGCCTGGATGGTTGCCAGGGACACGAATAACCCGGTGGCCAGCGCCAGCGGCATTACCGCGTCGATTTCGAGACTGAGCCCTTGATAGATACGCCCTTCTCCTTTAGATCCGGCCGCGGCCGAATAGCAAAAACGCCGCGACAATAATCAGCACAACGAACAGCGTTCCGCCACCGAAAGCGAGTGGCGAGCTTGCACCATAACGGGTGTATCCGTAGTAACCGCCGCCGCCTCCGAAGACCAGGAGCAGCAGGATGATAATCAGTAGCCACATAAAATCTCCCCCTTCAAAGAACCGCCAGCTCCTCGGCGACCACTTCCGGTTTGAGCGGCGCGCCGTCCGCCATCTTCAGCCCGATTTCGGCGATTTTGGCGTTCACGTTGTTTGCTTCGTGATAGGCCAGCTTGGCCGCCAGCGCGGCCTCGGCAATCTTTTCCAGCTCCAGCGCGCGGTGCCGGGCCGTTTCGGCAGCCGCCTGGGCGGTGGCCTCCACCAGCCAGCGGTGGTCGCGCTCCGCGGCATCCGCCTGGCGTTCGGCCACCCGAATCGCGGTAGCCTCCTGCTGCGCCGCGATCCGCACGTCGGCCCTGTTCTTGAACCACAAGCCGGATACGAAAATCACGATGCCGGAGGAAGCCGTAATCAAGTTGGCATAGCTGGCGAAATCCGTGTGCGTGGATAGCTTGACGATCTCGTCGCCCTGCTTTTTTTGGCCCGTAGCTACTTTGGCCGCTTTCTCGGCCGCCAGATCGGCCGCGGCCTTCTGCTCGCCGGCGACGCGCTGGGCCTCGGCCGCATTGGCATCGACGGTCGCCGCGGCCTCGCTGCGCTGGCGATTAGCCACGTCCGCTTGCCGTTTATTGTTGGCGGCGGCGGCCTCGAGCGCCTTGGTCAGATCCGCCCGGTTCTTGCTGGCGGTCTGGGCCGCCAGTTGCGCGGCGAGCTGTGCCGCCACTCCCGCCGCGGCGCGGGCCTGGTCCTGCTGAGCCTGGGCCTTGGCCGCGAGCGCATCGAGCGAGGCCTGCAGGGCTTTCTTATCACGCAGCGCCGCCGCCAGTTGCGCGGAGGCGGTCGCCGCCGTTTTGAGCGACTCCTGCAGCGAGGCGTTTTCTTTGGCCCTGGCCGCGGCGGTAGCATTGGCCGCCGCGGCCAGGGCCCTTAATTCGAGCTCCGTTTTTGAGGCGCAGAACAGCATCGCCGGGAGAATGAGCCCCGCGAGGAGGGTTCGCACGATACTGTTCTGCACCAGGCGCATGGCTACTGCTCCGCGACGGTGAAGCCGACCGGGCCGCCGGCCACGATATCGACGGGCGCGGCCGATCCGCTGATGGGAGCCGTGGCGCCCGCGAGCGTGGTCTGTCCGGTCACTACTACCCCGGTGGCCACGGCAATGCCGGTGCCGATAGCGATCAGCCCGAAGCCGCTGGTATCGGCCGGACTGGGCGCCAGGGTCAAGGCCGGGCTGCTCGAAACATAAGTAAGCGGCGGCGTGCCGGCCGGTAAGGTGGTTGGGTTGCCACTCGCGTCGACGGGCGTGAACGTGAACTGCACGGTCCCGTTTTCCAAGATCTGTAAGTCTACTGCTGCGGTTTTGACTTTCGACATATGCTCTCCTGTGGGTTGAATTACTGCCTCGGTGACGACTAACCCCGTAGGTACGGGATTCCGTAAAATTGCCAAGATCTGGTCGAGCTTGACCCCCTGCGCGCGCTGCTCGGTCTCGATGACATTTAGTATTTCGAAGAACATAAAGTTATCCGCCGTAAATGCGCAGCACCTGTTTCCAGAGCCGTTCGCGCGCCGTGAACTGGTTGTAGACCATCTCGGCAATGGCGAACGATCCGTCATTGCTGGCCACGTCCCGATATTCCTTGGCGGTCAGGCGCAGTTGGATGGCGGCTTTATCGGGCGAAAGCGACACATCGAGTAGCTTGGTCACGCTGGCCAGCAGCGATTTGTTGGCGGCCAGCGCATCCAGCAGCAGCGCGGCGGCGCGGTAATAGGAATACACCAGCACGGGCGGCTGCGGCGCGGCCCCGCCACATATGGCCATGCTCGATACATAGATACCCTGCGAGGAGGACATCTGCAGCGCGTTGGTTACCTCAATGTCCATGAACAGCGGGAACGGCGGGCTCGGCAAATTGGTGGTATCGGCAATCAGCATGCGCACCGAGGCCACCGCCGGGTTGGCCCCGAAATCATACGTGAAATTGGGCGCGTCGATGGGGTAGGGTGTCATTGCATCACCTTGCCAATCCCGTCATCTGGAACGCCCACAGATCGAGGTTGAGCGTGGCTGCCGCCGACGCGGCGGTGACGATGATCGCGCCCGGCACCATGGCGCTCGTGGGCGGCGATACGGTAACGGTGCAGCCGGAGGCGCAGAACGTTGCCTCGCTTCCCTGTAAGACTCCCGCTATGTAGAGGCTGATCCCGATGGTTGTGCCCGAAACCTGCCGTATCCGGAACCGCACGTAAGTGGCACCGTCCGGCGCAATGCCGCCGCCCAGCGCGGTGCAGCTTTCGGTGGACGCCACCGTCACGCAGCCCTTGTACTGGGTGTCGGACAGCGTGGTGTCGAATCGGCCGTAAAAGCCGGTGGTCGGAATAGCCGACGTATTCAGCGAGGTGAAATACCCAATGCGGGACTGCACGCTGGTGATGGTCTTCAGCAGCACCACCCAGCTCGAATCCCATACCGGCGGCGTGGCGATCATGTTGTGCCAGATCCCGGCCCCGCCATCGAGCGCAATGGATGTGCCCTGCGTAGACGTGGCCGGCGTCGCCAGCGCCACGATGCCGGGGTTGTAGTTGCTGCCGGGCGTGCCGCACGACACCGAGCCGGTGGTTCCGACCACTTGACGGATAGCCCAGCCTAATGCGCCGATCGCAGAGGTGTTGTTCGAGGCGCACGCAAACTCTTCCCGCAGAAAAGAGCAGGTGGTATCGAGCGGGTTGCAAGGGGGCGAGAAATTCGGCGCCGTAACTAAACCGGTCACATTCAAAGCTCCGCCAATCGTCGCAGCGCCAGTTACTCCCAGCGTGCCGCCCACCGTTGCGTTGCCGGTGGTGGTGGAATTTCCGCTCGTGCTCGAATTGCCCAGGTTGGTGATGCCGGTATCGACTTCGAGGCTGCCCTCTACTTGCACGGCCGCGCCGAGCGGCTCCTGCAGGGACACGTTCGAAATATTTCCGGTGAACGCAATGGAGCCGATGAAGCCCAGCATCTGCTGATAAGCGCCGGTGAAACTTTTCGGAATCGTAATGCAGGTATTGGTAACGGTGCCGTTGGCCGTGATGGTCGGGAAAGCGAAATTGCCCAGCGTGGTGCTGATATCGGGAGTCAGATTTCCGCCGGTGTACCCGGTCACCGTCAAACTCAGGCAATAGGTGTGCCCGGCCACGAGCAAGCCCGCCGCCGACGCATACGCTTCATAGGCCTGCCCGGTGGCCGCCGAGCCGACGAGCTGGCCGCCGCTGATAGTCCACCCAGACCCCAGTGTCCAGCCCGTGCCGCTCGCGAATGTTCCGTTATTGACCAGGTTCGGCCCCATCGTGGCCGGCGACCAGAAGCGTGTATTGCCCTGTAAGTCTCGCGCATAATACTGGTCGAGCATTGCGTTGAGCGGCCCGCCTGCGGGCACGGTCGGGAAACCCAGGTTCTGCAGGATGTTCGAGGTAAAGAGCCAGGCGCCGGCAAACGTGGGGTGCACGTTTGCGGGGAGCATCAAGCCATTGTTCACCGCGTTGGTGTATGTTCCGAACAGGTTGTAACTCTCAATGAAACCGATGTTGGTACCGACAAGCCCTTGCTGCACGGTAATGTATTGCGCGATCGAGTAGGTCGAAAGCGATTCGTTCAGCGTCATCGTGGGCGGCGCCAGCCAGATGGAGATATTCGGCAGGGCAGTTTGAATCTCCGCAATGAACGCCTGTAAGTTGGTGCCGGTGACTGAGGGCACGATGTTAGTGCCCTGGTCGTTGGTGCCCAGCGTGATCACAAGCGCATTGAGCCCCAGCGCTAGCGCAGCCTGTTCGACGGCCGCCGCGGACATCTGCGAAAAGGTCTGGGTGGTCGCACCGGTGTGGCCCAGGTCATGGACGCGGAAGCCGGATACGCCGTCGATATGGGCATCCAGATAGAGCAGACGAACGCCCGCGGTGCCGGCCGAGGTGATGGTGATGGTGAGGTTGTGAGACCCGTAAGTCAGCCCGCCAAGCGCCAGGGTGGCCACGGTTGCGGCGCCGGCGGTGCTCTGCGATCCCGAGCATGTGCCGCCGCATCCGGAGCCGCCGTCGACCGACCAACTGAAGGTCCCGCCGCCCGACTGCTGGTAATAATCGACCACGCAGGTGGTGCAGACAACGTTGTAGACCGAGACGGTGGCAGGCGTCGCCGTATCGCTGCTGGTCATGTCATAAGCATTCAGGCCGACGCAAGAGGAAGTCG